ACCGTGCCGGCTTCACCATTCCGCGCGCGCTCAACGCCATCTTCGATCAGGGCAACGGCCCGATCTGTGTGGTGGTGAACGTGCTCGATCCGGCGACGGACACGACCAGTGTGGTGGATGAGGCGAAGACCTTTGACGCCGCGACCGGCACGCTGACGCTGGCGCATCCCCAGGTGTCGAACGTGGTGGTGAAGCACAGCACGGGCACGCCGACCTATGTGCTCAACACCGACTATACGCTGGACGCCGGCCGCGGCGTGATCACGCGCAAGGCCGGTGGGGACCTTGCCGCAGGGCAGTCGGTCAAGGTGTCCTACGCTTGGCTCGACCCTTCCAAGGCGACCAACAGCGACATCATCGGCACGGTGGACGGGTCCGGCAACCGGACCGGGATGCAGGCGTGGCTCAATGCCTACCAGGAACTGGGATTTTTCCCGAAGATCCTGATCGCGCCCGGATTCTCGACCGTGAACGCCATCGCGACCGAACTCAACGTATTGGCGGGGAAGCTGCGTGCCATTGCCCTGGTGGATGCGCCGATCGGCACGACCGTGCAGCAAGCGTTAACCGGCCGCGGTCCTTCCGGCGCCATTAACTTCAATTACAGTTCGGACCGGGTGGGGCTGTGCTATCCGCATCTGAAGGTGTACGACAGCGCCTCCGGCACCGAAATCCTGGAGCCGTTCTCGCCACGCCTGGCGGGGCGGATCGCCGCGACCGACCAGGACAAGGGCTACTGGTGGAGTGCGTCGAACCAGGAGATCAAGGGCATCAGCGGCGTCGAGCTGCCGTTGACGGCGATGATCAACGATCCGGCATCGGAAACCAATCTGCTGAACGAGGCCGGCATCCTCACGGTGTTCAACGCGTTCGGATCGGGAATCCGCACCTGGGGTAACCGCTCGGCGGCCTGGCCGTCGAACACGCATCCGCGCAATTTCATCCACATCCGCCGCACCGCCGACGTGATTCACGAAAGCATCGAGTATTCGATGCTGCAATTCCTGGATCAGCCGATCACCGATGCCCTGATCGACGCCATCACCGAGAGCGTGAACCTGTTCCTGCGCACCCTGGTGATGCGCGGGGCGTTGATCGACGGCCACTGCGGCTACGACAAGGCCAAGAACCCGGCGACCGAGATCGCCTTGGGCCACCTGACTTTCGATATCACGTTCATGCCGCCGCCCCCGCTCGAGCGGGTGAGCTTCGAGAGCTTCATCGACATCGAGCTGCTGGCGCAGTTGGGCGGTAACGGCTGATGGATGCGGTATGGCTCAGGAATCTGGACCGGTTTCAGGCGTTGCTTGCAAGAACGCCACGAACGCGTGCAAGTTTTTTGTCGGGCCTGGTCGAACTCCGCACGAAGCTCGGCTAGCAGCGGTTCTGGATCTCGCTCTGGCGAAGCTGGGTGGATCAGTCTCGCACGGATAGCCAGGACGTCTTGAACGAGCGTTTCCAGGGGAGCCGTGGTGTGCGCGATTTGCAGGGCGAGCTTGGCATGAAGATCGGGCGTCATCGAAGTCTCGCGTGCAGGAAGGAGAGGGTAAGTATATGGCAAAGATAGAAATCAACAGGCTCACCAACGCCAACGTCTACATCGATGGCGCGTCCTTCCTCGGCCGGGCCGAGGAGGTGGAGCTGCCGGACATCAAGCACAAGATGGAAGAGCACCTGGCGCTGGGGATGATCGGCACCCTGGAGGCCTGGTCCGGCATCGAGAAGATGACCGCCAAGTTCAAGTGGTCCTCGTTCTACAAAGAGGTCATGGCCAAGTCGGCGAATCCGTTCAAGTCGGTGCAGATCCAGGTGCGCGGCTCGCTGGAAACGTATGCGACTGCCGGCCGGATCGCCGAAACGCCGGTGGTGGCGCACCTGATCGGACAGTTCAAGTCGATCCCGATGGGCAATTACAAGCAGCACAAGAACGTCGAGCAGACCAACGAGATGGCTGTGCATTACGCCAAGCTCGTCGTCGACGGCGCCGAGGTGTTCGAGTTCGACGCCCTGGCCAACATCTACAAGGTCAACGGCCAGGACATGCTGGCCAACTACCGCGCCAACATCGGGGGTTGACGTGAAACGTGATTTCGAACTGATCCGCACCGTCCTCCTCGTCCTGGAGGAGCAAGCCGGCGCCTCGGGCTATCTGGCGCCGGGAGAAATCCAGGGGTATCCCGTCGAGACCGTCGCTCATCATTTCCGGTTGTTGGCCGAAGCCCGATTGATCGAGGCGGAGCCTCGCGGCGGGGAACTCTGGTTTGCACAACGCCTGACCTGGCAGGGCCATGAGTTTCTGGACGCGATTCGGCGGCGGCCGGTCTGGAACCGGATGAAGGAGACACTGCTCGCCCACGGCGTCGACCTGTCTCAGGAATCGCTCGAGGTCGCCACCCGAATCCTGCTGGAGGAAGTCCTGAAATGAACAAGATCCCCTTGATCGAACCGTTGAAGACCGGCGATGGCCGCATCCTGACGGAACTGACCATGCGGACACCCAAGGTCAAGGATCTGAAGGCGGCCCAGCGTTTCGGCGGTTCGGATGCCGACGTCGAAGTGGCGTTGATCGCGTCCCTGGTCGGGGTCGTACCGGAGGACCTGGATGAACTGGGGCTGGCGGACTACAGGCGCTTGCAGGACAGCTTTCGCCGGTTCTCTGATCCGGACGGCGGAGCTGTGGCAGGGGATGGCGCTGCTGGCACGGTGGTTCCGGTTCCAGCCCAGTGAGATCGACGCGCTGGAGCTGGAGGATTTCCTGACCTGGTGGGAATTGGCCAACGAGCAGATCAGGCAAGAGGCCGGACCAGCCACCGGGTAATGCCGTCGAACAGCCGGAGGATGACCCACAAAATGAACAGGGCGCCGGCGAGCAAGTAGCCGATCAGCCAGGAAAGCAGCAGCGTCAACAACACCGCGACGGTGATGGACTTGCCAGCGATCCAGAGGACGGCAACGGCTCCAAAGAGTGCGAAATACGCAATCAAAGGCGCTCGCTGCTCAATGTTCTCAATTCGCTCTGCGAGCGCGGCAAACGGATTCGGTGACTTCATGTTTCAATCCACTCTCAGTGATACGCCGGGCGATGCAAGGTTAACACATGGCTAAAGAGCTCGCCGTCGGGATCGTGATCGGGGCGGCGTTGTCGGGCACCTTTACCGCCGCCTTCGGCAATGCCAAGAAAACCGTCGACACGCTGGGTGCCAGCGTGCGCGACCTGACCGACAAGCAAAAGATGCTGGGCGCCGCGATTCAGAAGTACGCCGGCACGCTGGCGCCGCAATCCCTGGCGGCGCTTCATCGCGACTACGAGCGGCTGGGGCGCCTGATCGACGCGACGCGACGGCGACAGGAGGCGCTGACCGCCAGTCTGGCGCGCGGAGCGGCGCTCAAACAGGGACGCGCCGACTTGCGGGGACAGGCGCTGGAAACCGTCGGGACCGGTGCGGCCCTGGGCGCGCCGGTCGTGGCGTCCGTCCGGCTGGCGGGCGAGTTCCAGGATCAGCTCCGTGACATCGCCATCACCGGCGCGTTCACGTCCGTGCAGGAAAATCACTTGGGCGCCGCCGTCCGCGAGAGTGCCCTGAAGTGGAACCAGACCCAGACCGAGATTGCTTCCGGCATCGGGGTGCTGGTAAGCGGTGGTATCCAGGATGCTCAGGCGCTGGACCGGTATACGCCGATCCTGGCGAAAGCGGCCACGGCGACGCGGGCAAGCATGGCCGATCTTGGCAGCGTGCTGCTGGCATTCGACAACAATCTCAGGATTTCCGCGGAGCAATCCGAGTCGGCGCTCAACATGCTGGCCTATGCGGGCAAACGCGGGCAGTTCGAGATCCGCGATTCCGCCAAATGGCTGCCGGCGCTGGCGCCGATGTTCCAGACCCTGGGCGTGACGGGCAAGGAAGCCGTGGCCGAGATCGGCGCTGCACTGCAGATCGCCCGGAAGGGGGCGGGCACCAATGACGAAGCCGCCAACAATTTTCGTAATTTCCTGGCGAAACTGACCTCGCCGGACACGTTGAAGGACTTCGACAAGGCCGGCATCGATCTGCAGAGCAGTTTGAAGAGTGCCGCCAAGCGTGGCATCAGTCCCATGGAGGCGATGATGGATACCATCACCGCCTATATCGGCAGCAAAGGGCCGCAGGCGGCCGCGGCATTCAAGCAGGCGCTGTCCCTGGAGGACGCGCAGAAACGCGCCGAGGCCCTCCAGGCGTTGTCCGGTTCGTTCAAGCTGGGCGATTTGTTCCAGGACATGCAGGCGATGTCGTTCATTCGCCCGATGCTGGCGAACCGGGCCGAGTACAAAGACATCAAGCAAGGCGCGCTCGGTGCGGCGAATCAGGATCTGATAGGCGCCGACTTCCAAAAGCGCACCCAGGGTTTCAATGAAAGCCTGAAAGCCTTCCGTATCGGGATGAGTGAGCTTGGCCTGGTGGTCGGCGAAGCCTTGTTGCCGCCGCTCACGGATCTGTTGCAGGCCGTCCGTCCCGTCATCCGGGAATTCGGGCAGTTCGCCTCCGCACATCCGGGCGTGATCCGGGGTATGGTCGGGTTAACCGCCGGCTTGCTGGGTGGGAAGCTTGCCGTTTTGGCGGTGAGATATGCCGTCAACCTGCTGGTGTCGCCCTTCAATGCGTTGGCTACGGCGACTCAATTGGTATTGGGTAAATGGACGCTGCTCAAGACCGCTTTGCAGTTCGGGCCGCTGGCGCGCGCCGGCGGGACTTTGAGCGCCGTAGGTTCGGCAGCGCTGGGCGCCGGCCGCGCCATAGGCGGGATTTTGCTTCTCAGTCTTCGGCTCACAGGCATTGTGGCGCTGGGGTTTGGACGCAGCATTGCTGGCCACTTGCTTTCCGGCCTTCGCTTGGCCGGTGCGGCCGCAGCTGGATTGGGTCGTATTCTGATCGGCTCATTGTTCTCCGGGTTTCGGCTGGCAGGTGCTGGTGCGCTGGGGTTCGGACGAATGCTTGGTGGCACCTTGATTTCCGGTCTCAAGCGGGCGGCTTCGGCCGTTATGTCCCTGGGCCGCGCACGGCTGTTCACACCCATTGGCGCAACCGTTGCCATCATCGCCGGCGCGGCGTTCCTGATCTGGAAAAACTGGGATGCGTTGAAAGTCAGGTTCGCGCCATTGTGGGATCAGGTTAAGGGCATCTTTAACCGGGCGTTGAGCTGGTTCAAGACACTGCCAGACGTTTTCAAGACCATCGGCTCGAATCTGCTGGAAGGACTGAGGTCCGGCATTCTGGCCAACTGGGAGTCGGTCAAGGCAGGGTTGTCGAGCATTGCTTCCGGCATTAAAGACACTTTCAAGAGCGCACTGGGGATTCATTCACCGTCGCGAGTATTCGCCGGCTACGGTGCCAACATCGGACAGGGATTGATCCAGGGCGTTACTGGGCAGAAAGACGCCGTGGCGGAGTCCCTCGGCAAGCTGGTGCAGTTTCCCCAGCCGCCTGCGATTCGGATCCACACCGAACTCAACCCGCCAACAGGCTCGGGGCGCAACGGACTGGCGCCGGTATCCCTCAATGCCGGCCTGGGCCGGGAATCGGGGCGTGTATTGCCGTTCGTCAAGCCCGACACGAAGAGCAACGGAGTTGGCTCGCCCGCCGCGACAACCGACACCCCTGCGCATCTCTTGGGGCGTAAATTCGGCGACGCCGCTCGTCGAGTCCGCCAGGGGACCGATGTCGGCAGTGGCGCGGACGGACACGCCCGCACCTTCCGCTCCGCGCACCCGCCCCAGGGGCGCAGCGGTGAACAGGTGGTGATCCACTTCAACCCGACGATCCACGTCAGCGGTGCGGCGGATGCCGGCAAGGCCAAGGCTGCCGTCACCGAAGCGCTCAAGTTGTCGCTGGGCGAATTCGAACGCGTGGCTGCGCAGGCCCGCCATGCCAGAGCGAGGACGGGCTACCGCTGACGAGTGGGAGCGGCTGCGCCGCGAAGCTCTGTTTTTGCTTGGGTTTTCGCGGCATGGCCGCTCCCACAGAAGCCCCGCCCGCCGGGTGTTTTAATCCGGTTTAAGCGACGTAAGCCCTCAGGCGGCTTATCCTGACTCCTGGATTGACAGGGTTAGGCATGTTTCAATCCGCGCCCGACCTCATCCGCCAGGCGAGAACCCGCCAGCGGATCGAGGCCGGCGGATTGCCCCCGCCGTGAACGGCGGGGTTACCGAGAGGATAGCAACGCCCGCGCGTCGCTGTCCAATTCAGCCCCTCCCCCTGAATGGGGATGGTTTCAGACCGGCAAGGTGTTGTGATGAGCTACCTGCAACTGGGCAACATACAGCTCGATCTGATCACCTGGCTCGGCGGATTCGAGGCGGGATACGGCTATGCCTACGCCAGCCACGACATCATCGAAGGCAAGAGCCATCTGCAATGGACCGGCGATCAGCTGGAAACGCGGGTGCTGTCGGCGCAATTGCATGCGCGCTTCTGCGACCCGAGGGCCGAGTTCGAGAAGCTGAAAACTGCGGCCTCGCGCCACAGCGCGCTGGCGCTGTTCTTCGCCAATGGCACTTACGAAGGCCGCTTCGTCATCGAAGCGCTGCAGCGCACGCTGGAGCGGACCGACAAGGCCGGGAATGTCTACCTGATGCAGGTACGCATCCAGCTCAAGGAATGGGCCGAGCCCACGGCCTCCTCGCTGGCCGGCGGTCTGAACGCCCATGCCCGGACGCAAGCTGAAGCGCTGGCCGACAACGCACCGGCCCGGCAGCGCAAGGATCCATCCTTCGCGCCGACGGCCAGCCAGGGCCGGCTCAAGGAGCTGGCGGCCAAATACGACGTATTCACCCGCCAGCCCGTTCCCGGATTGATCCGATGACCCCCTGCCTGACCTATACCACGCAGGCAGGGGACCGCTGGGACCTCTTGGCCTACCGCTTCTATGGCGACCCGTTCCGCTACGAGCCGATGATCGTCGCCAATCCACACGTCCCGATCGTGCCGGTGCTCCCGTCCGGTTTGACCGTGGCGATACCGGTGCTCGCGAAGTCGGCCAGCACGCCCTCGGTGGAAAGCCTGCCGCCCTGGAAGCGCGGCATCCCGGCGGGCGGCCTGGCATGAGCGGGTTTCGCGGCGGAGCCGCTCCCACATTGGAAACGCCGGTCGAGGATCCGGTTTACTCGGTCACCTACGACAACGTGAACATCACGGCGGACATCTCAGGTCTGGTGACCGAGCTGATCTACACCGATCACGAGCACGGCGAATCGGACAGCGTCGAACTCAAGATCGAGGATCGCGAGCAGCGCTGGAAAAACGAATGGTATCCGGACGTCTCCGCACGCCTGTCCGTCTCGATCGGCTATGCCGACGGTCGCCGGCTCGATTGCGGCGTCTTCGAGCTGGACGAGATCGAATTCGACGTCATTCCGGACACCGTGCGCATCAAGGCGCTGGCCACGGTGATCACACCCAAGCTGCGGACGCCCCGTTCCTTTGGCTATGACGACACGTCGCTCCGGTCGATCGTGCAACAGGTGGCGGCCCGCAACGGCTTGACCGTGCGCGGCGACATCGAGGACATCGCGCTGGACCGCGTGACCCAGAACCATGAAAAGGACTTGGGCTTCCTCACCCGGCTGGCGGAAGACTACGGCTATGCCTTCGCCGTGCGCGGCGATGCGCTGGACTTCCATGCGATCGCAACGCTCGAGGCGGCGGCGTCCGCGTTCCGCCTGCATCGCCGGCAGCTCAAACGTTGCACCCTCTCCGAGAAATCGGAAGCCACCTACCCCGACGGCAAGGTCAGCCACCACGACCCCGACCAGAAAGCCGTGGTCTATGACTGGGACGAGAAGGACAACATCAAGACCGGGGATACCCATGCGCTGCTGAAGCGCGCCAAGCACCGTGGCATCGCCAAGCGCAAGGCGTCCTCCCATCTGCATGGGGCCGACAAGAAACAGCTGTCAGGCACGCTCGGCTTGGTCGGTGACACCCGGCTGGTGGCCGGGATCAATCTCGACCTGACCGGCTTGTTCAAGCTCGACGGCAAATATCACGTCACGACCTCGACCCACCGGCTGGATCGCAGCGGCGGCTATGCCTCGGAAGCGGAGGTCTACCGTGTCGTTCGTTTCAATCCACTCCCCGGCGAGCCCAGAGAGGACGTCATTGTAATGCGTGAGGAGTCCCGTGCCCAATCCTAAGATCGCCCATCTGCGCTACGGCATCGTCACGGCCATCGACCCGGCGAAGTCGCGGCTCAAGGCGAAGTTCCCCGACCAGGATGGCCTGGTGTCACACTGGCTCAACGTGTCCTGCCAGAAGAGCCTGAAGGACAAGGCATTCTGGATGCCCGAGGTGGGGGAACAGGTGGCCTGCATCATGGACGAGCACCTGGAGGACGGCACCGTGATCGGGGCGATCTACAGCGGTCCGGATCCGGTGCCGGAAGGCGTCGACGAAAAGTGGTACGGCGTCTGGTTCGAGGACGGTTCCATCCTGTATTACCGCAAGGATACCCATCAGCTGCTGATCGACCTGAGCCGCATGCAGGGCACCGTGCTGCTGAAGGCGCAGAGCGTGACCGTCGCGGCCCAGGCAGTGAACGTCCAGGCCGAGACCGCCCGGGTCGAAGCGGACACGGTCGCCGTGACGGCATCGACCCTCACCGCCGACACCCAGACCGCCAGCGTCAGCGGCGCGACCGTTAGCGTCACCGCCCCGGCGATCGATTTGACCGGCCTCGTTAACGTCGACGGAGACATCGACATCTGATGGCCAGCTTGAAGCAATTCATCGCCAACGCCAAAGCCATGTTCCCGGTCGTGACCGGCCAATCCGGCTGGCTGGACGCGCCGTCGATGCACCTGGAGCAGGTGACCAGCCAGATCAAGGCATTGCTGGGCAAAGCGGATCCGTTCGCCGCGCCGGACATCGACCTGCACCAGGCGGACGCCCGCTTGAAGGCGGTTCTCGGCGAGACTGCCTCGACGGCACAGCCGGCCATCTCCCTGCACGACACCGCGGCGGCGCTCCAGGCCGTGACCGGCAAAGCCTCGCCCACGGCAGCCCCCGACATCACGCTGGCGGCCGCCAAGGCGCACGTGGATGCCACCAACAACCCGCACGCCACCACCGCCGCCCAAGTGGGCGCCATGGCGATCACGCATCCGGCCTATGCGATCAGCGGCTTCGGGAATTTCGTCTATGGTCTTGGGCCATCCCAGTCCGCCGGATCGGCCTCGACCGTCGCCCGTTCGGATCATGTGCACCCCTTTCCGAATGCCGCGCAGGTCGGGGCCATCCCGGACACCCACTTCGCCAGCGTCCTCGAGGGGTTCGGTGCCAGCGCGCAGCCGCTGGCGGCCGCGGCGGCCCCCGGCATTTCGTACAAGATCGCAAGGGAAGACCACGTCCATCCTTTCCCGACCGCCGCCCAGGTCGGCGCGATGGCGACGACGCATCCCGCCAATGCCATCGCCGGGTTCGGAACGTCGGCACAGGCCCTCGCCGCGAGCGGATCAGCGGGATCGGCAAGTACGGTCGCGCGTTCGGACCATGCCCACCCCTTGCCGACCGCCGCTCAGGTCGGCGCCATGGCGACGACACATCCCGCGAATTCGATCACCGGCTTCGGGACCTCGGCGCAAGCGCTCGCATCCACCCAGGCGCCCGGCTCGGCGACGACGGTCGCCCGCAGCGATCACCGCCATCCCTATCCGACCGCTGCCCAGGTCGGCGCGGCAGCGACCTATGGCGCCGCGACGAATCAGTTCAACGCCGACTTCTTCCAGGCGACCCAGGACGTGGGGTACCGGTTCGCCAACTCGACCGGCAGCTATGCCATGAGCGCGACCGACGGCGGGGTCCGGGTACCGGTCGGGGGCGGGTTCCACGTCCGCAATACCTCCCTGGCCTACGTACCCTGTTACGCCAGCGCATTCACCGTGTCCTCCAACCGGCACCTCAAGCGCGTCCTGGGCGAGGTGAAGCAGGCGATGCAGCGGGTCCGCGCCCTGCGGCCGGTTTGGTACCGTCTCAAAGCCAGCGGACCCCAGGGGCGGATCGAGCTCGGTCTCCTCGCCGAGGACGCGCTCGCAATAGTGCCGGAAGTGGTCTATCCCGTGACCGACCTCGGCCCCGACGGCGCCAGTCTGAGCATCGATTACGGACGCCTGGCCGTGCTGGCCCTCGCTGCGATCCAGGAACTGGAAGCGCGGGTGGAAGCCCTGGAGGCGGCGCGATGACGTCCCTGGTCGGCACGATCGCCTCGGTCAACTGGCAGCCCCAGCTCGGCCAGACCGGCGGCGTCGTGCAGGATGTGGCCGACATCGACCAGGCCATCCGCATCATTCTGACCACGCCGAAGGGCTCGGATCCGCACCGGCCCGAGTTCGGTGCGGACATCCTGCAGTACGTCGACCGGCCGGAGATCGAGGCTACGCCGTATCTCATCGCCGAAATCGCCGATGCCATCCTGCTGTGGGAGCCGCGGATCGAACTGGTCTCGATCCAGCCCCACGTCGGCCTGGCCCAGGTGACACTCACCATCACCTGGCGTTTCCGCGGCCTCGACGCAAAGAGCCGCGGATTGGAATCCCAGACCCGGACGACCGAGGTGACCTTGTGAGCCTGCCCGAGCCCGATTTCATCGACCGCGACGGCCAAGCCGTGACCCAGGCGCTGATCGCCGGCTGGGAACAGATGACGGGAAAGACGCTTTACCCGGCCCAGGTCGAGCGGCTCCTGATCGACCTCATCGCTTACCGCGAGACCCTGGTGCGGATCGGTATCCAGGAAGCGGCCAAGCTCAACCTGGTCAACTTCAGCCGCGCCCCCCTGCTGGATTACCTGGGCGAACTGGTCGGGGTGAGCCGGCTGCCGGCGCGATCGGCCCGCACCGTGCTGCGCTTCAGCGTGGCGCAGCCGGCCGTGGCCGCCGTCGTCATTCCGAAGGGGACCCGCGTGGCCGCCGGCGGTGTGGACTCGAAGAGCGGCGTCGCCGAATTCGCCACCGACACCGGGGTGACGATCCCCGCCGGGGCGATGGCCGCGGAGGTGAACGCGACCGCGACCGTTGCCGGACCGTCCGCCAACGGCATCCTGCCGGGCGGGATTCGGGATCTGATCGACGTGCCGGCCAACGGGCTATCGGTCACCAACCTCGGTACGAGCCACGGCGGGCTCGCGGCCGAGGACGACGAGCGATTGCGGATGCGCATCAAGCTGGCGCCAGAGCGCTTCGCCGTGGCCGGTCCCGCGCTGGCCTACCGCTGGCATGTGCTGTCGGTAAGCCAGACGCTGGTCGACGTCGGGATCACCTCGCCGGCACCGGGCCGCGTGAACGTGTATCCCCTGACGGCGTCGGGCCTGCCGGACGCGGCGTTGCTGGACACGGTGCGGGCGGTCCTGGCCCAGGACAAGGTCCGTCCCTTGACCGATTGGGTCACGGTGCTCCCACCCACCCGGGTGCCGTTTACCGTTTCGGCACGGGTGCGCGCCTTCGGCGCCGTTTCGGACGCCGCCGTGGTGGCAGGGGTTCGCGCCAGCCTCGAGGGGTTCGCCGCCGAACTGCGGTCGACGCTGGGCCGTGACCTGGTACCGTCGCAATGGATCGAACGGGCGCAGAAGGTGCCGGGAGTCTACCGCGTCGAGCTGGACGCACCCGGTTACCGGGAACTGCAACCGCACGAGTGGCCCGACGCTGAAACCATCACCGTGACTTTCGAGGGCCACGCCGATGGCTGAGTTGCTGCAGCCCTCGCTCCGCGACGCACGCGGTTTGGCGCTGGATGCGCTGATCGAGCGCATCTCCCGGCTGGATCAGTCGGCACTCCTGGTGTACCTGGTCGACCAGGTCGATCCGTCGGCGTTGCCGCATCTGGCCGAGCAGTTCCACGTCATGGGACTCGAAGGCTGGGACACCGTTTCCACGGCCGCCGAACGGCGGGCCTTGATCAAGTCGGCGATCGCCTACCACCGCCTCAAGGGCACGCTGGCCGGGCTCACCTGGGCCGGTTCGCGGGTGGGGCTGTCGGTCCTGCGCGCCATCACGCCGCCGGCGAAGACCTATCTGGCGCCGGCGCTGACCCGCGCCGAGCGGGATGCGTTCCTGTCCAGCCATCCCCAGCTGCGCCTTTACCGCTACCGGACGCGCGGCGTGCGGATCGGGTCGGGCTGGTACTGCGGCGCGGCCTTCGTGAAAGGCCATCACTACCCGATCGTCACCGACGCGATCCTGCGGCTCGGCTGGCGCGCTTTCCTCTGGCACGCGCCCGGAAATGAAACGCCAGTGACGACGCTGGTCCGGGAAATCCAGCGTGCCGGCGCCGAGGCGGAGCTGTCGCTGGCGATCCGGAAGCCGGGCGCGGCGGGCTTGGGAACCTATCCCGGCCGGCTCTTACCCCGTTCCTACCTGGTCCGGCAGGACGGAGGCGGCCGTTTGTTCAACGTGCGCCTGTCCACGCCTTACCTCGATTTCGACGAGTCCGTGCACGCCCACGCGGTGCGGCCGGGACTGGACCCGATCGACATCCGCTACACGACCATCGCCGAACCCGGCATCGGGCACGGCGTGATGCTGGGCCGTTTCGTCGCCGGGCACCTGGTCGACAACGGCGCCCGCGATCGGCTGTACCGGTGCTTCCCTCTGTTCGACCCGGCCGTTCCGGTGCCGCGCCGCGGCCGTTCGACCCACGTCGGCGCCATGAAACTGGGGATGCCGCCCTATACGGCGGAGCTTGCCGTCTCCATGCCGGCACGCCGCTCGCCCCGCTTGCTCGGCCGCTTTGCCGTGGGCTATTGGGCGCCGGCCAGCGTGTCCCGGCTGGAGCGCGGGCGCTTGGGGCTGGCATTGGCGGCCGCCTGCCGCGACCGGGTGTGGCTGGACACCCATACCCGCAAACAGGTGCGGGCCGGCTACGCGGTGCGTAGCGGCGAGATCCTGTCCGGACAGTTCATCACCGTTTGACCCACGAGGACACCCATGGAAAAAACCGTCATCTTCCGCGACCGCCAGGAATTCCAGGCGGCCGACCCGAATGCCCTGCAAGCCTATGCGCGCGATTCCATCGATCATGTGGTCGCCGACGGGATCAGCGCCCAGAAGCACTACACCGGGTTCGGGGTCAGCGTGGTCTCGGCGACCGAAGTCGAAGTCCAGCCGGGCCGCTTTTACAACGGCGGTGCGGTCCACGTGGCCGAGCAGCCGACGTCGATCAACCTGTTCCAGTACATCCCCCTGGTCACGAAGAAGATCGTCGCCCTCGTGCTGTGGGGCCAGGAAGTGGATACCAGCGTCGAACCGCGCGACTTCCTGGTCGACCTGCAGACCGGCGCTACCGAGCCCCAGGCCGTGGCCATGCAGCGGATCCGCAAATGCGAGGTGAATCCCTTGAGCGGGCAGGAGTCGGCCGATCCGCAGCCCCCGGTGATCCAGACCGGCACGCTGGCGGTGGCCCACGTCTACCTGACGCCCGCCGGCATCGAGCGGATCGAGATGCAGACCCAGTCGCTGCTGCCGAACGGCTACGACCAGGAGCAGCGCCTGGATGGGATCGAGCTATGGAAGGCGGCGGCCGAGCCCCGGATCGCTTCGATCGCCACCGACCTGGCAGCGCTGGCGAAGAAGTCCTCGGACAAGGCCGACCGGGCGATGTTCGTGGAGATTGCCCAGGATCTGGCGAGCGTCAAGGAGCGGCTGCAACTGCCGTCCAGCTACAGCAGCTACCAGTCCGACGCGTTCGCCGACACCGCCAAGAGCAACGCCGGGCACGTCGGTTTTGCGGCCCGGATCGACCACGGCCTGCTGTTTCCCTTCGCCGCCTCGATCCAGGCCAACCTGGCACTGTTCAACCCGATCGACACAGGCGTCAGCGTCTCCGGCCAGAACGTGGTGCTGCCCGCTTATACCCACGCCGCCCGCATCCAGACCCAGGGTTACGCGGGGGATCTGTCGATCAGCCAGTACCAGGTGCAGACCCACACGGTGCGGGCGCGGAAGATCGTCTCCTGGCAGAAGAAGTACGGCTGGCACGGCAACTTCCTGACCCGCTGGTACGCCCGCAACGTCTGGGCGAAGCTGGGCACCCAGTATCAGTGGACGCTCCCCTGGCACGGCTACTTCGAGCAGCACGAGACCACCCAGTACGTCGACGAGGTGACCACCACCGGCTACAACGGTGCGATGGTGGCGCAGTCGTTCTTGGTCGCCAATGCCCTATGGCTGACCCGGCTCGGCCTGTTCTTCACCCAGATCGGCGCCAGCGGCGACGTCCAGGTCATCGTCTGCGAAACCGACGGCGGCAAGCCGGACCTGGAAAAGACGGTGGCCTCGATCTCGCTGCCGCGGGCCAGCCTCAAGGCGTACCCGTCCGAGACCGTGATCGACGTGCCGCACGTCCTGCTGGAAGGCGGCAAACGGTATGCCATCGTCCTGATCACCCAGGGCGATCACCGGGTGGCGACCGTCTCCGGCAATGCCTACACCCAGGGCACGCTGTTCTACGGCTCGGACGGCGACTACTTCGTCGGCGACCTGACCCGCGATCTGATGTTCACGGTCTACGGCGCCAAGTTCGCCCGCGTCCGGACCGAGGTGCAGCTGCAGTCGGTGTCGCTGTCCGGCGGACTGACCGACCTGGCCATCGCGGCGCAGCACGTGGTGCCGGAGGGCACCGAACTGCGCTACGAGATCCAGCCCGCCGGCGCGGGTGCCTGGTACCCGCTGGGCGATCCTTCGCTGGTGCTGTCCACCCTGCCGAATCTGGTCAACT